CGCATCCAATGTATGACTTTGAAAGGGTCAAATAGTCCGCGGAAGACCATGATATTTGCGAGGGCGGCTCGCATAGTGGCTTGCTGTTTGTCGGCAGGTACGAAAGTTGAGATGAACCACCGAGTCCAAGTAGCTCCAGCAAGGAAGGGGACAAAAGGGATGGGAATGGTAAACTGGCGGCCAAATAGATTAGGCTCCCACCATCCAAAGATGACATAGCCAAAAACAAACTCTCCAGTGTTTAACATAGAAGAGATCGCAGCCATGGTCTCGTTGAATATGGCAGCCCAATCGTCCGCATCACAAAAGACAGGGTGTGAGTAACGGGGACCATCTTTATGTGGGGGGGATTCCCAAGTGGAAGTGCCAGTGTGACGCCACTTATATTTTTGAGTGAAAAGGTGGCGTTTGAGAAGTTCCTCAGCTTGGTCAAGTTCTTCTTCGCTGAGATCACTGGGATTGCGATTTCGTTTTTCGACAAGAAGACGATAATTTCGCAAAGCTTGTTGGTAAGCAGCGTAGTCTATTCTCTCGTCTTCTTCGGCGGTCGCAGCTACCTTCACTAGCGCGTTCGAAAGATAAAGTTGGATGGCGGCTTTCTCTCTCTCATCTGTGGCAGTGGACTTCATTCGGGTGAGGAGAATGGCGAGGATACGAGCATGAAACTTATTTTCCTCTTTTAGAATACAGTGCGTGACATGGCGTTCGTCACCGATGTAAGATGTAATTTCCATCATCAACTGTATCCTATTATTGTCATCAATAGACATTTTCCATTCTATGTTGGTGACACCTCGTTTGAGATCCTTCTGCATTTCCAACATGATTTCTGGGTTGATGGGACCCAGCTCTTCGCCGTTAAGGGAAAAAGATCTTATAACAGCCATATGTGGGAGAGATTCAGGGTGGTCACGAAGCCAAGAAAGATGTTTCTCGGCCTGTTGAGTCGCCGTCAACTTACCTTCAACTGCTCGACGGGAAGTGAGCACGCACGTTTCCATTTGTGTTTCAAGAGATTCACGCTTGGCAACGTCGCCGGTGAAGGAAGCAAGGAGATACTGTTCTCCAATGTCATACCACTTTGAATACAGATCTTGTCGATGTTCTGATAAGTATTCCAGTTCCTCTTGATTGAGAGCGGGAACTGTTATCTTCTCGGACAGACCGGGGAAGTGTTCTTGGTTGGGATGTAGAACACGAATGTCTGGATTGGGAACACTCCTATTCCATGTTGAATAATCAACATCTGGTTCAGTCTCCACTCGATTGACTAGAGCTTGGACAATAATATCATTCCAAGCAGTGGGGACGACACCAGGGAGTTCTTCGATAGGTGTGTTCACGGTGGCCGGACAAACTTCCTCGTATATAGCTCTCATAAGTTGAGGCGTGCAGTCTGGAAGAAATTTGAAATTGCGATGTGGTCTAACACGGAGACTAGCCATGAGACGAAATTGATTTTCCATGTGCCGGGTGAAACGATTTTGGCACTGGCAGAAAAATTCCGCCATAGACATTGGCTGCCCAACATTTTGTATGTTGATTGGGTCAAGTTCTTGAAACGTGTAAACACGCTGACCATCAACCATTTGCATGGTGGTGTTGACTAGAAAATCTCTTCGCCGCTTGTAGGCTTTTGTCGAAGCGGCTCCTGTGGCTTTGGGATCTTTTACGTTGGTGGTGTGGAGCATAAGATAAGATCGAAATTTCGCTCCTTTCTGCTCGAGACGGGCCATAGGGACAGTGACTTCAGCGTTGGATTTGAACATGATGTCGTATAACATCTCTTCACTGCCGTCAAATTGATCTTTGTCGTCCTCAACATAAATTGGGTGAGGACCATATCCGTCGAAGTGTTTCATGCCTGGGGTTCTACAAAACAAAAGTTTGTTATCACTCCATCCTTGAATGTGAGCGATAACTCTGGCAAGGGACAACATGACGCCTCCTTTACCGACACCTGGAGCACCAGCTATGCCGATCTGGAAGGGGTCAACTCGAAAAATCTCAGAAGGAGAATTATCGACGACGCGATCGAGAATACGCTCAAAATTTCGGTAAAAAGAAACAAATTTTGCATTTTGTTCTGGGGCGCATTTACGAGTAGCCCAGATTTTCCAAAGAGAGTTAACTCTAGCCCAAATTTCTTCAAAATGAACAATTTTGTCTGGGACTAAATGAAAATCATCACTATTTGCTGGGTCTT